GATTGTTGGAGAGATAGTTGTGGGTGAGAAATTGACGGAGAGAAACATTGAAGGAGGGAAGAGAGGTGCTTTCTGTCTGGTTTATCCGTTTGGTCCAGTAGCAAAAAGCGTGGTAAAAACAATTCCCATCACCTGTGGTTGGTATGTAATCGAACGTGTTTTCAGAGAGTGAAAAACTGCTGAGTTGAGTACCTCTTTTAACCACATGCACAGGCTTGGAATAGACAGGGGACAGTCGACTTGGGGAGCACGTGGGACAGAAGGTGAGAGAAGAGGGACATCCGCACAGGGCAAGTTTCTGGGTTTTTCCAGAATCTTGTACCACCGGTTTTGGGGTGGTAGCAGCAGGTGGGGCCTGTTTCGGACCTTGGTTGGGATCCGATGGTGTCGCGACGTCCGGTTTGGATTTGGTGGCCGGGCTCGCATCTGCGTCCTGTTTAGGATTGCTGGTTGTGGGGTCAGGGCTCTTGGTTGGGGTCTGGGCTTTGATTGGACCAGGGTTTGGAACAGAGACTGGAACAGGTGGTTGTTGAACCGGGAAGAGAAGGTCCACATCTGGGTCATGATCAGGGTCAGTGAAGGTTGAGGTGAGTTGTTCCAGGAGAGGGGAGCACGTCTTGCTGGTCTCGACTGCATGTTCAGGACGGGGTGGATCCCTGGCTTGATCTTGCAGTTTATCCAGTTGAAAGCGTGCTTGGAATTGGGCCTTGAGATTGTCAGATTCATAGACTACATAGAGTTTGTGGGTGTGTCGGGAAATGGCGACAATGGCCAGAGAGTCCACGTTCATCAAACCAGCGTCTTCGTTGGTAAGCACGAGTGCTAGCTTTTTGTGGGTGGAGCCTGTGGCTGATCGCACTGAGAATTTGGGATTTGGGGTGGTGCCCAGAAGAGAAGCAACAGTGTTAGCATTGAAGGAGATTGCAGGGACAGTGGGGTTACGTTCAAACCAGGTAGAATCAAAGGGAACAAATTCTATGTCATCTACAGTAGAGGAGTTGGTGACAAGGTTATAGTTGAAGATGTTGTTGAGAATGAGGATAGAGGAGAGGGTGCACCTGTAGCTCAATCGATATTCATGCGTGGTGAAGGTCTTCTTCGCCAGGACGTGGTTGACTATCGATTTCCCTTCACCCTGGTTTTCAAGGATGTTGGGTTGCTTGGGATCACCATGGAGTTCAAGGACAGAGGGTTTGGCCTTTTCAAGGATGACAGTGAGGAGGTCCAGATCCATGGATTGGAATTCGTCCACTATGACCCTTTGGAAGACAGTTGTGTTAGTAACAGCCTTGTGTTGGGTGAGGAACTTGGCAGGGCAGGATTTGTAGGCACTGGAAAGATCATAGGGGGAGACAACAAGGGTGTCGGCCGTTGCCCTATGACTAGCGGCAAAGCGGGTTTTTCCAACACCAGGACCACCGAGAAAGACAAGAACTTGGACTTTGTGGGAGATTGGGAGCATGGGTAGGGCTTTCTTAGCGTTGGTTAGAACAGTGTGGAGACCAACAGTCTCAGCGGGGGTCGAGAGAGCTGAGAGTTGAGTGGCCAACCTGCTGTTGAGGGCCTGAATATCTTCCATGGAAAGGCAGAAATCCCAGGAAGAGTCTTCAGATGGGTTGCACTGGATTATTTGCCCATCCAGTGTGGCCGGGTGAAGGGATTTGCAGACAGCACAGGAGATAGAATCGACAACAGAAGGGGGGTGTACAAGCAGGGAGGCATCAAAATGGGAACCAACAGAGTCTGGAAGAAGGGAAGTGCCAAATTCATCGCGGCAGTCCCAGGAATTGAACTTCTTGACACACATTTCTGGGCGTGAGACAAGTTCAATGCCGGCACCGACGAGAAGTTGGAGAGACTGGTAGGTGAAGACAAGGGAGGTGTTGAAGAAGTTAGAAAAGTAATTGAGAAGACTCAGGAAAGAATTGTCCGGTTGCTGGGCCATCTGGGATTCAATGACCAACTGGCGGGCTTTGGTGTGAAGGATAGCACAGAGAACAACAGAACAGAGACGGGCAGGGTTGAGTTGCCAGCGTTTGGATTCATCGTTACTCTCAAGAATGGCAAACGCTTTGCGGTAAGCCGAGGTGAGAGCAAGATGGAAGCAGCGGCTGTCAGGGTTAGTCCTCTCAATGTAGAGGGTGATCTCGTACCATTCTGATTCAAGTACCGAGATGTACCTTCTTTGAGGGCCAGAATTGGTGAGGGGGTCAGAGGCAGATTCGTAGTAGTGAAGAATGTCAAACACGCGTAGGAAGTGCTGGCTTTTCGGGACCTCGATACTCCAGGGCACTTGAACGCGGACAGAAACACGGGAAACATTGTAGATAATGTAGTCGCCTTGCCTTTCTTCAATGTCAAGAAGTAGGCAGTAGCCAAGGTCGGTTTTTGGGACCATGACGCGACGGGTTAGGTAGGACTTCCAGGCCTCATAGTCCTCTTGGTAACCATTTCCATCATCACCTCGAAAGGTGAGTCTGGCGACGGTGTGGACTGGCTTATCCCAATGGTTGGAATTGCACCAGGCGGCAAGAGGGTTTGCGAGGGGCTGGTTGGGAATCAGTTCCAGAGTGTAGGTTGGGTCCTCCACCATCTCTGGGAACACAAGCCGGGTAGGGCAGAACATGTAGCCGGTTGCCACAGTGACTCCGGTGGTTTCAAAAATTTTGAACCACGTTTCGTCATTGAAGGAGTAGCCGACGTCATGTAGGACTGCTCGGTAAGGGGGTTTGTCAGGATCTGGGTGGGTGTAGTTGGGTCCCCAGACAAATTTGTGGAAATAGACAGGTTGGTTAGCAGAGAGCAGTTTGGGTTCAGCACAAAGCTGTTGGTAAGCACGCATGGCCTCACGGGCGTTCGTGAGACGGACAGTGCGGGCTTCCTTCACAGCCAAGGAGTTGTTGGGATTTTGGGAGGAGATCAGAGAGTGCAGTTTGGAGCGCAGGGAGCGGGGATTGGTTGGGAAAGGAATTTTCTGTCCAAAGTGGGCTGACCATTCTTGCCAGGTGACTGGAATTTGGGCGTCGAGTTTGGAGAGCATGGCGAGGGCGGCATTGTGATTGAGGGTGCGGGTTTGA